TGCTACTAAAAAAGGAAAGAAATAAAATGGAAATCCAAAAAATGAAATCAAACTATGGCAGTGGCCCTAGAACAGGTAACGCAAGTGCTCGTCCAGGCAAGCGTGCCACATTTGCTGAAGGTAAGGCAGAACGCAGTAACCTAGCAGACAGTATCAACGCTGCCTTTACTGCTCGCAGTCCTACTGTATTTTCAAAGACCAAGACCACAATTGACCCAACACTGGAAGGTGTTAAGTCAGATGTCAAGCCTAAGAAGTTTAAAAAGTAAGTAAAGGTTTAGGGCTGTCCTTAACAGCCCATCATTATATTTGAAAGGAAATGATTATGAAAAAGAATGACAGCAAGCCAGTGGATGTTTGGAATGATGACTCCACACGCGATCCAGAAGAAGTAGTTTATCAAGCAATGCCCCCAGAGGACTTAGAACCTTTGGAAGCCATTACCACAGTAGACGCACTCAAACCCCCAAAGATGGAATACAGTTTTGAAGGTCTCAAAGAAGACTTTCCCACTGCCAATGAACTTGAGAAGTTTGTTTTTGATGAGACTCGTGTATCATTGAAGTTAAAAGGTCTAGCACCTAGCAAGAAGTATGAAGTTGCACTGGCAGTACTTAATGGTGAAGATGTTGACCTGCGTTACATCACAGGCAGCAATCCATACTTAGACAACAATGATCTAATCCCAGAAGATCCAATCAAGCCTATCCCCAAGCGTGATCCTAAACTGCCACAAGCGGCTCAAGTCATGACCGTGTTCCATGACATGAGTGTTCCACATCCTGACTACAACATGAGAGCAGTTGATGCCAAAGTTGTTTGCCAGTTCAAGACCTATGATGATGGTTCAATCAGTTATGAAATCATGGGACCACTTGAGAAACAATCATTTGGTGAGAAGGTAGACAAGTATGGACGCCCACGCCCAGAGAAGTTTGTTTGGGTTGATCCACGCACAGGTGAACAGGCCGTTCGCTACTCAGATGGTTCATACACCAAGATGGGACAACGCCTTCGCACACTAATGGAAAGCAAGCGAGTTAACCGTACACAGAGTTTCTGGTCAGTATGGATTGATCGTTCCTTTACACAGTTCAATCGTGGTGCTATTGACAATCCTTGGAACTAATCCATGGACGCCTCTAAGAACTTTGAACGGCAAGTTCTTGAAACTAGGATTCTCCAAAAGGTCAACGGTGCCCATCGTGAAGCCTTCTTGGAGAAGTTTCCTGGACAGACAGAACACATACTTAGGCTAATAACAGAACGATTGCATCTAGGACTAGACAAGCGTGATGGTGTCCGTGCCAATGACCCAGACACTTGGATACTCACAGCAGATGAGATTGCACAGTTGGCCATTGCAATGAAGCAGGTCAACGACATAAGGTTAAGCCTAAAAGATGTTTCATGACTTTGATCCCTATCAGAAACTTGAAGAATTGTTCCTGCGTTCATACACGCATGAGCATAATCTAGACACGGCTTCTAACAGGCTAAACGAAGCATGTCAACTCATGGAACAAATGGCTGACCAATTAAGACACCTTACTCGTGCCATTCAAGGCCTACAAGAACAAAACAAAATACTAAACCATCGTTTGATGCGTTTGGAGGGCCTAGATGATTGACAGCAATGTAATCATGCGTAGGGCTGTGCGTTATGTCTGTGATGAAAACAATCTCAAGCCAGACAGCCTTAAACTGTTTGACACCTACACTAAAACAAAGTTTGAAGACTTTGCCATCAGTGTGGCTGATGACATGCAGTTCAATCAACTAAAATACTTCCGCCCATTTGATCATCAACTTAAATTCTTTGCTACAGGCCTTAGTCCACGCAGAGGCATACTGGCTGCTAACCGTATTGGTAAAACAGTATCAACATGTTATGAAACTGCCTATCATTTAACTGGGCTTTATCCTTCATGGTGGCCCAAAAATGCTAAACGCTTTAATAAACCTACAACATGGTTTGTCAGCGGTGAAGGTTGGGAACAAACAGCCCGTGTGCTACAAGATGAATTGATTGGCACCAAAGATGTTAAGATTCGTGATCACATTGGTACAGGTGCCATACCTAGAGATTGTATCATAGTAGAAACCATGAGATGCGATGGTGCCAACATTCTGGGCGTAGAAATACGACACACTAGTGGTGCCAACAGTTATCTACTGTTTGGTAACTACACACAGGAAGTGCGTAACTTACAAGGTTTTAAACTTGATGGAGTTGTATTTGATGAACAGCCACCAGATGATATCTTCAGTGAATTAGTAACTCGTACTGCCACAACACAAGGACAGGTGCTTTGTTCATTTACACCCTTGAAAGGTCTGAACGGATTGGTATCAAAGTTCTGGTATGAAGAAGAAGGTTATGAACATGTCCGCGTTACCTGGGATGATGTTCCAGAACAAGACCCATGGGGTGAACCATTCTTGTTGTTTGAAACACGCCGTCAATTGGAGCGTGATTACCTGCCACATGAGCGTGAAGCCCGTATTGCAGGTATTCCAGTTATGGGTCAAGGTGCAGTATTCCAAATACGCAACTGGCCCACATACAAGACTGGTGACTTTGACTTTAAGAGCATGAATAACATTGAACGAGTTATAGCCCTAGATTTAGGTCTGGTGCGTGATAAGACTGTTATCTCATTAATGTATTACAATCCTCGTGAACAGGAAATGTGGTTGCACAGTCAGATCTGTGTCAAAGGCACAGAAGAAGCCGCACCCGTTAATTGGATACAGCATCTAATGCGTCCAGAAGTGTTTGGCTGTCCTATTGTGCTACCCAGTGATGCTAATACAGCAGGCAGGTATACAATGTCAGCGTTATCACTAAGACAACTGTTTGAAGAATACGAACTCAATGTTATACAGCATCCTGCAATGAATCCACCTGACAGTGAAGGTAAGGTAACTAATCACAAATCATTTGGCGTAAACACCATGCGTCAAATGCTAGAATTAGGAACCCTACACATCAATGAAAACTGTGTGGAATTCTTGCGTGAAGCCAAGAATTACTTTGTGGATGAAAAAGGTCGCTTTAGTGATCCAGATGACTGCATTGACTCCGCCCGCTATGCTGTGCTGGCTTGTCTTAACAAGTGGTCAGAGCCTTACGATAATAAGAATAGTCAACAACGCATGGCAGAGTATAGGATGATGGCCAGTAACATCCGTGCCCGCAAAGAAATCAACATGCCCCAGTGGAAGCGTCCATTGGAAATACGCTAAGGTGTGTTATCCTAGCCTAATCGTAGAAATATATAAATAAAAGAAACCATTTAGGAATACCAATAATGTTTGATAAAAGCCACTTTGTAACAACAGAACAATATGCCCCAAAGGGACGCATGGAACGATTCCTACGCCTTAAGGGCTTGTTAGATACCAAGTGTGCTGCCAACTTACGCTTACTTGCTACCAAGAACAACATTAATCGTGCAAGTGACTATCACTATTTGAACTTGGCAGTTACACAATCCACAGAACCAGTTAACGGAATTGATTACATTCACCCTGTGGTAAAACCCATGGTTGATTACTCTACAGCAGTGATCAGCAAGGGTCTAATGCAGAATGGTGAGATCAACTTTGAATTTGTTCCTGACAATGAAGATGACACAGCAGCCGCTAGACAAGCAACTGAAATGGTTCACAAACTGGTTAACCAAAACAACGATCCACACTTTATCCTACAGCACTGGATCATGGACGCACTCTTACACAAGAATGGTGAAATGCTGATCTCTCCTGATCGTGAAATGATCACACGCTATGTCAAAACCAAAGGCACAGCAGATCAACTACAGGCATTTGAAGCACAGGCCGCAAACGCTGGCTTAACTGTACTACGCACCAACAAGCGTAAGACATCAGTTAACCTAGAGCAGGTAATGAAAGAAACTCAGGATTGGCATGCTGGTGCCACTGAAGAACGCAAAAACATTATCAAAGACAACATCCTACAAAGATTAAAGTTAGCATCAGAAGGTGATGAAGAAGCACTGACCAGTAACATACTAACACCAGAAGAAGATATCCCCAACACTGACGCAGATGGCGAACTACAATCAGCCATCACTCGCAACACAGTTTATGATGCAGAATACAAACTAACTGGCTACAATTTAAACATCAAGTTTCGTCCTATTGGACAACACTACTGGATGTGTAACCCTACCATTATCAACATACAAGATCAAGACTTCTGTGGATTCTATGACCCAATGTCAATCCAAGAAGCCACTGAACGCTATGCTGATTTGGATCTTGAGAAGTTTATGGAGTTCGCAGAGTATAGTAATGTTGGTGCATATCAGGCTGGATCTCTTCTCAATAACCTTGCTCTACATGCTCGTGATAGTGTTCCTATCAACGGCTTGCCCAGCACAGGTTATGCGGCTCAGGATCCCACAGCCCGCCAAGTTACGGTTCAAACAGTATGGAACCGTTATGACATTGATGGAGATGGAGAGTTAGAACTTATTGAAATTATCTATTCAGGGCAATACATTATTAGTGCCCGTGAAGTAGAATTTATACCAGTGGCCAACATGTGCCCACGCCCACTACCACAAAACTTCTATGGAATGAGTTTGGCTGAATCGCTAGTTCCTGCACAGGAATATATGACTGCGGCTCACCGTGCTGAAATACAATTAGGCCTGCTAACAGCCACTCCACGCATTGGTGTCAAGCCAGATCGCGTAGACTTTGAAATGATACAGGATGGTGAAGCCGCTATCTTTATCCTAGATTCAAAGTTTGACCCAGCAACAGATGTATACCCAATGCCACCTCCAAGTGGTAACCTAAGTTTCATTGAAGTTGCCATGAGCCGTATGCAACAAGACATTATGGCCCTAGTTGGTATGACTACTCCAACAGACACATTCACTCCAGAAGTTATGAGTCCAGGTAATAGTGGTGCTAAACTACAACTTGCAATGGGTCCTAATCAACTTATCCAAGATAACATTGTTAAGAACTGTGCTCAAGGACTTGAAGATGCCCTATGGTTAATATGGCGCACATTAATCCAATACTCAGATGATTATGGTGTTAAGAAACTAGCACAACAATTCAACCCAAATAAAGAACCCGTATTCTTAGATGGACAAAGTTATGATGAAATGGACTTTTGTGAACGCAAGATCATACACATTGATCTTGCCGTTGGTATGGCCAGTGAAGAAAACAGCCTACAGCGTATACAGGCAATCAAAGCCGCACAAACAGCATTGACACAAGAAGTTGCACAGGCAGTTCAAATGAATGCCATCACTCCAGAGTCATTCAAGAAGATGCGCCGTCCATATGAAGACATGATGTATGTCTTAGGTGTTAAGAGTGCTGATACTTACTTGCTCACTGAAGAAGAAGTTATGGCCATGGTTAAACAAGTACAAGAAGCCGCAGGACAGAAACAACCAAGTCCAGATGATCTTAAGACACAAGCAGAAACTGAATTGGACAAAGCCAAGACACAAGAGATTATTGCTAAGATTTCAGGACAACATCCTGCAATGGCAAGTCAAATGGCCAAAGACAACAGTCAAATGGCCAAAGACCAAGCGATCACTAATAAAACAAACAGTGATGTTGCTGGTACCAGTGCTGATCGCCAACTAGAAGCAATCAGTCTAATCAAGCAACACAAAGCAACAAACTATTAAGAGATTATTATGGAAATATTAAACGCATGGGACAGTAGTGTATATGAT